TGGACCTGAAAACCAAATTTTAGCACGAATTAAACCTGAATAATTATGCCTGTAGATTTAAGAAAAGAAATTACATTTGGAGCTGATGCTCGAAAAGAATTAATGGAAGGCATTGACATTCTTGCCAATGCTGTAGTAAGTACTTTAGGACCTAATGGTCGAAATGTACTAATCGATAATTACCCAGCACTTCCAATGTCAACTAAGGATGGTGTTACTGTTGCTAAAAATATTGTAGTAGATGGTAAGACCCGAGATCTAGGAGTTCAAGTAGTTAAAGCAGCTGCTATGAAAACTGCTGATAAAGCTGGTGATGGTACTACAACTTCAACCTTATTAGCTCGTGAAATGATTAAAGAAGGTCTTTCTCATCTTAATAATGATGCTAATGCCGTAGAAATTAAACGTGGTATTGATAAAGCAGTCCAACAAGTAGTTGAAACTCTTCGTATTAATGCTGAAGATATTTCATCTGAAGAACAACTAGAACAAATTGCTACTATTTCAGCTAATAATGATCCTGAAATTGGTAAATTAATTGCTACTGCAATGGAAAAAGTAGGTCGTGATGGTGTTGTTCATATTCAAGACAGTACTACAGGTGAAACTTATCTTGAAACAGTAGAAGGTATGCAATTTAACAAAGGTTATAAATCACATTTCTTTGTTACTGATAATAATACAATGAGCTGTAAACTTGATGATGTTTTTATTTTTATTGCAAACCACAAATTTACCCAAGTTAAAGAATTGCTTCCTATTTTAGAAGGTGTTTCTGCTACAAATAAATCATTGTTGATTATTGCTGATGATGTTGAAAATGAGGCACTTGCAACTTTAATTGTAAATAAAGCTCGTGGTACCCTAAAAGTATGTGCTGTTAAAGCTCCTGATTTTGGTGATCGTCGTAAACTTATTTTAGATGATATCGCTACTTTAACAGGTGGTGTTGTATTTGACAAAGACAAGGGTATGAAATTGGACAAATTCAGTTGGGATTGGTTTGGTCAAGCTCGTGCTGTAACTGTTACTAAAGAAGAAACTACAATTGTAGATGGTAAAGGTACAGAAGAAGCTATTGAGCAACGTGTTGCTGAATTGCAAGCACAAATTAATAAAGCTACAACTCCATTTGAAGTTGAACAATTGCAAAATCGTTTAGCTAAAATGGTTGGTGGTGTTTCTATCATTCATGTAGGTGGGCATAATGAAACTGAAATGGTTGAAAAGAAAGACCGCGTTGATGATGCACTTCATGCTACTAAAGCTGCTCTTGAAGAAGGTATTGTTCCTGGTGGGGGTGCTGCTTTACTTTATGCTCGTGAAACTATTGAAAATAAAGGTAACATTGGTGCCCAAATCGTGTATAAAGCTTGTGGTAAACCATTTGAACAAATTCTTGTTAATGCTGGTTATTCTTCAACTGATGCCCAAATGATTGGCAAATATCGATTAGTGGATTCAGGTAATGATATTTGGGCAGGTTATAACCTTAAAACTGACGAGGTTGTAAACATGAAAGAAGCCGGTATTATCGACCCAGCTAAAGTAACTCGTACAGCTCTTGAAAATGCAGCTGCTGTAGCAGGAACATTGCTTTTAACAGAATGTACTATTGTAGCTCATCCTGAACAAAAAGAAGCAACACCTGATGCAATGTATTAATTATGGAAACTAAAGTAGTAGAACATAATGAACTAATCGCCACTAGAGTGCCACCTGGAGACAGGTGGACACTCGTTGGTGATCCTAAAAAAGAGGTATTTAAAACTTTAACTGATGCTTTAGAAGCATTTCTACATCAAACCGGTTTTAAAGGTGCTTATAGATTAGATCCTATAAATAGTAAGCTATACGCTATCCAAACTCACGAAGAAGAAGTAGTGAAAGAACAACCTAAAATGTATTCGTTGTACGGAGAATTTAAACAAGGAATATGAGAGACGCCGAACGAGTAGATGATTATGATTTCCTATTAGGTGAAGAAATTACCTTTAATGGAGAAAAGTATACAATAGATGGTACTTGGCGTGTCTTAGGCAGAGGAAGTTTGTATATTGCATTACACAGTAAAAAAGGATGGATGAATGTTCATGCTCCTGAAGTTATAAAAACATACATAAATGAAAGATCACTCATTACTAGTTGAAAAATATCGTTCTAAAGTATTAGATGAATATGTTGGGAATGAAAATATTAAAAAAACTATTGCTCAATATTTGAGTCAAAATGACATTCAAAACCTAATATTTTATGGACCAGCTGGAACAGGTAAAACAACTCTTGCTAAGCTCATTGTTAAAAATCTCGATTGTGATTTCCTTTATATTAATGCCTCGGATGAACGTGGTATTGAAACAATTAGAGATAAAGTTTCGGGATTTGCATCAACAGCTAGTTTTAAACCACTTAAAGTGGTCATTTTGGATGAAGCTGATTTTCTTACTATTCAGGCGCAAGCTTCGCTCCGCAATGTCATTGAAACGTTTTCGCGCACAACTAGGTTTATTTTAACCTGTAATTATGTAGAGCGTATTATTGATCCTTTACAATCACGTTGCCAAACACTTAAAATAGTACCTCCATCAAAACAGGATATTGCTTATCATCTTATAAATGTTTTAAAAGAGGAAAAAGTAGATTGCACTGCTGATGATTTAAAAAGCATTATAAATCAGTATTATCCTGATATTCGTAAAATGCTTAATACTATTCAATTATCAATTCAAGGTGATGAGGTAGTAATAGATAAATCAATACTTGTATCATCTAATTATATGACTCAAGTACTAAAAGAATTATCTAAGGCAAAACCAAACTGGAGAGAAATTAGACAAATTATTGCAAATGCTAACGTTCAAGATTTTGAGGAGCTTTATCGTTATCTTTATGATAATGCTTCTGTATACGCAAATGAAAATGAGGGAATGGTTGCTATTTACATCAACGAGTATAGCTATCAGTCTAATTTCCGTATTGATAAAGAAATTAATGCAATGGCGCTCATTGCAAAATTAATTGAGCTAAAATGAATTTAGTTGGTAAAGATGGTCCTATTAAAGTAACTTTTTTAGACTCTAGTACATTAGAATCTATGGTTGCTCATAAATCTTATCTGGACCAGAAACTTACTTATACTAACGATGGTCGTCTTTTAGATGAAAAAGGTCAAGCTGTAATGATGGGTTGGGAAGAACCTATTATGAAAGAACAAGCTAAAACTATTACATTTTCTAAAGGAGATATTTTAAATGTAGGATTTGGGATGGGTATTATAGATTTCTATATTCAAAAGCGATTCCCTAGAACTCATTGGATTATAGAATGCCACCCAGATGTTCAAAAGAAAATGATTAGAGATGGTTGGTTAAAAGTACCTCATATTAGATGTATTTTTGCTAAATGGCAAGATGTAATTAATTATTTACCTAAATTTGATGGTATTTATTGGGATACTTGGGAAGAACCACCTGGAGATTTTTTTAGAGCTTTACCTAAAATTTTAAGAAAAGAAGGAGTATTTACATTTTTTAATAATCCTAGTAAACAAGATATTAAAAAAGGATATAAAATGAATTCTTCAAATTATAATATCCTTAAAGATTTTATGAATATTGAATTTTCATCATTTCCCATTCCAAATATTCCTTCAAAAGAAGAACAAGGTAGAGAATATTGGGATCCCTCAAATACAACTTATTACAATCCTATTTGTACTTTAAAATGAAACATTTCTTAAAATTTCTTTTAATTTGGATAAGCCAGAATTTGGCCATACCGTTCTGGATGATAGGCCACGTTCATTTAATGACAACAATTTATCAAGACATACATGAGATTTTAGCCAGCTTAAGTATGAATATTTTAGTATTAATTGGCTTTATTTTAGATTATAAACAAACAAAAACAAATAAATAAACAATTATGGATCAACAACAACAAATGAATCTCAACATTGATTTGAAAAGTACACAAGGAATCGAAACCCCAGAGGGCAACAAAGTATTTCAACAAGGCGTATTGCTTCGTAAAGTATCTAAATTTGTAGTAGGTGCTGAAGAAGATGCTGTTATGCCTATTCCTGTATTTTACGACCCTCAAACTGGTAAAATCTTAGAAAGTACTATTCCTTTGGAATTGAGAGAAGAGTATAAAAATGATACTATTTAATGTCTCAAATTGAGGTAAAAAATATTTTTGGATGGTTGGATGAGATAACTGTAAAGAAATCTCATCCCGATTCTTTCTCGGAAAAATCATGGGATAATTGGAATTCTTACATGATACACAGATATGTATCGATGTATATAGATTACATAGATGTTGTAAATTATGTACAAAAGATTAGTCCACAAAACAAAAAACAAATTTATACCATTTACCGAGAAATGATCCCAAAGAAAAAACTATGGCTTAAGTACATTAAGAACGAAAACAAAAGAAATTATCAAGAATTAGCAGAATATATTGCTGAACACCTTTCATGTAGTTTAGGTGAAGCTGATCACTATATTGATATTTTACGAGCAGAAGGTGTACGTCATATTCTTTGGAACATGGGAGTGAATGAAGAAGAAGCAGATAAATTAATTAAAAAAGCAAAGTTATGAGCCGATTAAAAGACATGCTCTATACATCAGCAATGGCTGATAAAGCAAAAGCACTACTAACTTTAGATCTTCTAGAAAATAACCCAGCAGGTATTGGAGATCATTCAACAGAAGATTTTTATAAAAATGCTGAAGAAGCACTTGCTATGTTAGCTGATGCTGATGATCGTTTAGAAGCAATTGATAGGTATTTAGCAAAAAAACAAGTTGTCTAATGCATCACGAAATACTACATTTTGTTTATGAGACTGAAATATTATTTCCTGAGTTCTTTAATAATGCTAGAGTACTAGAAATTGGATCAGCTAAAATTGGTGATCAACCCACAGTAAGATGTCGTTTTCAGAATTGTGATTATGTTGGAGTTGATATCTGGGAAAACCCATGTGTAGATGTTATTTCAAAAGGACATGAATATGATTCTGATCAATTATTTGATACTGTAATTAGTTGTGAATGTTTTGAACATGATATGTTTTATGATCTTACAGTAACTAATATGATTCGACTTCTTCGTCCTGGAGGGTTATTATTATTTACTTGTGCTTCTACAGGAAGACCTGAACATGGTACTCGTTCTACAGATATAGATTCTTCTCCCGAAACAGCTAAAAGAGAAGGATGGATGGATTACTATAGAAATCTTACTCAATTTGATTTTCAAAAAATCCCAGCATTTAGTAATATGTGGGGGAATTATTGGGTGTCTAATGAAGGTACTCAAGATTTATATTATAGAGGTTGGAAAAAAATAATAAATTAAAAAACATAAAGTTATGGGAAGTATTACATCTAAAATATCAGATATGTTAAAAGATGAAGACCAAGTTCCTTATGAGGTAAATGGTTCTCACAGAACTATTCAAGATTTTGAAAGATTATATCCTGAATTAGCAGAAGAATTTAAAGCAACTCAACAAGAACAGTATAAGTTATTTGCCGCTAAGATGATGGATTATGGTTTGTCTAATATTTCATTAGGTTCAGATTTATCTACTAGAGAAGATAGAGACCTTTCACTCACAGGAATTTGGCTTCGTTGTAATGATAAAATCAATCGTTTAAAAAATATGCTTAAGCGTAATGGAAAAAATTATGTTCAAGGTGAGGCAATGATTGATAGTTTTATTGATATCTCTAACTATGGCATTATTGCTATGTTAGTATTAAGAGGTAAATGGAAATAGTTGTAAGCATTTTATGTC